TAATTGTAGATAATATACTTGGTTTAGATAACGAATACGAATCATTTGGTGAAAAACTAGGTAAAGCAATTAATGAGGATGAAATAGGATTTCTCAAAAATGCTGCTGTTGGTATCTATGAGGGGGCTAAAGAGTTTGTTACTAGTCCAATAGAAACAACTAAAGAAGTTATTACAGATATTAAAGACAGTGTACAAAGACTTGGTAGTGAAGATCTAGATACAAGACTACAAAGTATGTATGGTGTATCCTACGACCAAGCTACAGATCAACAAGTAACTTCTGCAAAAGAAGCTGTTATTGGCGATGCTATGACTGCACTGGAGTTAATTCCTGCAGCTAAAGCAGCAACAGTTACTGCAAAAGCAGCAAGTTCTGCTATACCTAGTGGAGTTAAAGCTGATATAGTAGGTCAAACCAAAGCAGTCTTTGGTGGTGACATGGAGTTTTTAAAAGGTACACCAACAGAACGTTCTGGTACTGTAGGTGTTGGTGCGGAAGTAGTTGGTCAAGATGATGTAAGTCTTGATGATATTACTGATTATATGGATTCAGAAGTAACACCTACTAAATCTAAAAAACAAACAAATCCTTTAGTTAGAAGTGTAAACGCTAGTAATGTAGAGGTTCAAGCAGATTTAGCAGATTTTCGTAGTTCTGTTTTAGGTTCTTTAGATAATCTTGCCATTGGTAAAGATGGTATGTCTGGTTTTCAAATTAAAAAGTTTTTAGAAAAAAGAGCACCGAAAATAAATAAAACAGAATTATATTGGTCAGGTCTTTTAGAGAACTTAGATGATAATAAAAAATATTCTAAACAAGAATTAAAAACTCTTGCAGATAGAAATGTACCATATACACACATAGAAGTTCTTGATGGACTACAAACAAGATACTCTGATGTACAAAGAGTAGCTCTTAATATTAATGGGTTTATGGTAGAACCTTTAGATAATTACAAAGAAATACTTATTACAAATCAAAACACTAAAGGAACTGAATATGGTGCAAGTCATTTTGCTGGTGTATTTGAACCAGATACTAATATTTTAGCTCACGTAAGAGGAGCTATCGTAGATAATAATCATCCAGATCTTCCAGTAAAAGAAAAATTTTTTCTTGTCGAAGAATTACAAAGTGATGCTGTACAACAACATACGGTAGCAGATAAAGCAATTGCTAAAAAAATTAAAGAACAAGAAACATCTAAACCAACTTTAGGTGATATAGGCCTTCACTATCAAACAGAATTTAATGATATGATTTTTCCTTATCATATGGGAGGTCTTGAGTTTACAGATAAATTTGTAAAAGATATAGATAGTTATAATTACAATTTTAGATCTATAGGAGATCAAGACACTGCAGAGCAAGCAATACAGTTGGGTTTAACTAATATCATAGATGATATGGCAAAGTTAAAAAGTCGTTTTTTAGATGGTAATACTAGTAAAGATGCAATTGTATCTCAATTAAGTCAGAAATACGGTTTAAAAGAAAGATCAATTACAAGAAGGAGCATACAAGAATTAGATGAAGTTGACAATATCTTTGCAAATGTTTTAGGTGATTATGTTTTTGGAAAAACTGCTGTAAGAAAATTTAATAAAGAAAATAATAATGAATTTAAAGAAGATTTAATAAACATCTTTAAAGGTATAAATATTAATACTGGTATAGAAAAAGATTTAGTTCCAGCTAAATTATCTGATACAATTAGGATGTCTTTACTTGCTGTAATTAAAGAATCTAAAAATGAAGGGGTAAATAAAATATATATTCCTACTCCTAAAGTTATATCTAAAGCTCATGATTTAAGTTTAGAGGCTGCTAAGAATACTTATAGTGATGGGGTTAGAAAAGTTTTAAGGACACTTAATAATGAAACGAATGGTAAAATAAAATTTAAAAATAAAAATCCAGAGGGTATATCTTATTATGAAGATAAAGATTCAGTAGGAATAGAAATAGATATTACAGATTTTGATTTACCAGATAATCCACAGTTTAGATTTAACAGAGGTGGATTAGCTGCAACTCAAACAGAACAAATGATGGGTATGCCTACCGCAGGTGATCCTGCTATTATAGATCCAACAACAGGACAACCTTATAGTCCTGCAGCATCTATGCGACAGCAAGAAGAAATAACTCGTCAAGCAGAAGTTAAAGAAGAATTTAATACATTAAAACTTCCAGAAAATATTCAAGAAGAAGTTGAAGAACAGATTAGACCTATGGCAAGACCTGAAGGTTTACCTAATGTTTATGAAAGTAAAACTGCTGTAGATAAAGTATTAGATTTAGGTTTTTTACTTAAACAAAAACAAAAAGATTCTAGAGGACTTAGTAAAGTTGTATCTGGGTTAGATGAAAATAATCCTGTACACCAAAAAACTATTAAAGGTTTTTTTGATAATGCAGTGGGTGGAGATACTGGTTTTGATCCAACTAAAGAAGCATGGTGTGCTGCTTTTGTAAATCATGTACTTACTGAACTTGGTGCAGATCTTATAGATTCTAAAGATCCTTATGATAAAATTAGGGCAAATAAATATAAAGAGTATGGTGAGCCTGTAGAACTTGAAAATATTCAAGAAGGTGATATTGTAGTATTTGATTTTGATAAGGATGGTACTGCAGATCATGTAACTTTTTATGCAGGTAGTAGAGTCACTGATCAGGGTCAAGGCCAATACATAAATGTAATAGGTGGTAATCAAGGTGGTAAAGTTTCTATCAGAGAAAACCATCCTTATTACGTATTAGATAATGTAGCAGCAATTAGAAGAGTTACTTATGATGGTGATGCGTATGAAATAGCTCAAAGCCATAAAGATTCTGATCCGATATTTAAAACCTTCTTACCAGAAGAACATGAAGATTATGCTTTAAATTTACAGGGTAGCTATAACAAAGGTGGAATGACTATGGATGGACAAATGGAAATGGCATTTATGCAGCAAGGTGGACTAAAAGACGATGGGATGAAACAAGACCCAGTATCAGGTAATCCTATTCCTAATGGCTCTATGGCTAAAGAGGTGCGAGATGATATTCCTGCTCAACTATCCGAGGGTGAATATGTTGTACCTGCTGATGTCGTAAGATACCTTGGTGTAAAACATTTTGAAGATTTACGTAATAAAGCAAAAGAAGGCTTGCAAAGTATGGAGGCTAATGGTAGAATCGGTGGTGAGCCTGTTCCTGTTGGTGGACCTAAAGCTGCCCCTATGATGCAACAACAGATGCAACCCCCTATGCCTCAAGCTCCTACACCATACAGTCCAGCACCTACACCTCCTCAACCTCAACAGATGGCTATGGGTGGCGACCTATCTCCAGAAGAAATGCAAGAGATTAATTCTATTATGATGACACAGGGTGGTATGATTCCAACAGATCCATATCAACAACAACAAACACAATATCAACAACCTATGGCAGCAGGTGCAGCTAATGGAACAGATATGTCTCCTTACAATAGTAATTTTAGTTTTTACAATCCACCCGGAATGTCAGCTAAAGAAGCTATAAGTACTCCTAATGTTTACAGTCCAAACTTTAGTTGGGAAACTCCTGCAGGTGGTACTGCTATTGGCACTACAGAATCTGAAGTTCCAGTAGAAAGTGAAGAGACTTGTAAAGCTAGAGGTTTAGTTTATAATCCCGATACTAAAATGTGTGAAGTACCTTTACCAACTGTTTCACCTACAAGAGATGATGATGGTATTGCTCCAGAAGATGAGGGTGAGGATAGCACAACTTGGATGGATAACTATGATTACACTGACTTTAATAATCTAGCACAACAAACTTCTGCAGCTTTAGATGGACCTTCAACTATGTTAGGTAGTGCAGCTGAGTTTATTTTTGGTGGAGGAGTTTTAGGTAAGTTTGCAAAAGCATCTAACGCAGCTCAAGTAGCGGCTAATATAGCAGTACTTAAAGCTCAAGGACAAGATGTATCTGAACTAACAACTAAGTTTAATAATTACATTAACACTAATAATCTAGGTGGACTTAAAAACTTTATTACTGGCAAACAACTTGCAAAGCAAATTAATGCTACTCAAATTGATGTACCGTTAGGTTTAGATGATACAGATGTATTTGGTAATAAAATTTTTAAAGATAAAGATGAGTTTAATAAACAAATGGAAAAAGTTGCACCAAAAGGTATGACTTATCAACCCGGAAAAGATGATAATGATACAGGAGCTTATGTAAGACCCGGCTCTGCTGCACCTAGCACCTCTCCAAAACCACCTTCAAAACCTTCTGGTATAAAACCTGTAAGCAATGACAATAAAGATCCCGGCCCATCGGGTGCAGAGGTAGCTGCTGCAGCTGCAAAAAAACCAAGTCCAAGTCCAAGCTATGCAAAGCCCTCTCAAGATCCTTATGCAGAAAAAAGACCTTCAAGTTCACCTAAAAAATACACAGGTGGTGGCGGGGGTAAAGCTACAGGTGGACTAGTATCAAGACCAAAAAAGAAATAATAAGGCTACTCGGCTACGGCTGACCCCAACATAAGGAGAAATAATATGCCTGAACTAGCAGAAATGGAAACACCGAAGACTGCAGGATTCGTTGATCGTGGATACAATCACGCTAAACGTAAGCAACGAATGGAAGAAGAAGCTAAGGAGATAGAAAAACTTGAAGCTGAAGCAAGGGGAGAAACCCCAGTAGATGAAAACGAAGAAGTTAAAGAAACTACTCAAGAAGCAGAGGCCGATACAGAAGTTAAAGAAGAAACGTTATCTGCAGAAGAAAAATCTTTTAAAAAACGCTATGGTGATTTAAGACGCCATATGCAACAAAAAGAAAAAGAGTGGGATGAAAAACTAGAAAGTTTACAATCTGCTAAAGGAAGTCTTACACCACCTAAGTCTGATGAAGATATTGAAGAATGGGCTAAACAATATCCTGATGTAGCTGGTATAGTAGAAACTATTGCTACTAAAAAAGCACAGGAAATGTTTGATAAAGCTGATACTCGACTTAAACAACTTGATGAAGCTCATGCAGAAGCTCATCGAATTAAATCTGAAAATGAAATCCGTAAATCACATTCAGATTTTGATGAGTTACGTGAGTCAGATGATTTTCATGATTGGGCTGACGCACAACCTAAATGGGTTAAAGATGCCCTGTATGAAAATGCAGATGATCCAGCTTCAGTAGTACGTGTTATTGATCTTTATAAATCAGATAAAGGTCTTACTAAAGAAGCTAAGAAAGCAAATAAAAAAGCAGCAGCATCAACTGTTACTAAACGTAGTAAAACACAAGTAGATGTAGCTGATGCTAATGAAATGATTCGTGAGTCAGATGTTGCTAGAATGTCTGATAAAGAGTTTGAAGAACGTGCAGACGAAATTAACAAAGCAATGCGCAATGGTAAATTCGTCTATGACGTATCTGGTAATGCCAGATAAACTATTGACAAATAAAAAATCAATAGTATAACTAGGGAGTATGAAACAAAAGCCTCTTATGACTACCTTTTGTTTCAACTTAATTTCCAATAAAGTCTAAACTATAAAGAACTACCTGTTCAAGTATAGGCCCGTATATCTAACGGTTGGCCGACTGTTAGTTTTACGCACCCTAGAAAACGATCAGCCTCTTATTGGTATTAGCTTTTAAGTAAGCCAACTATCAGGAGGATTTATTATGGCTTTTACAACTGCAGGGGGATACGGTAACTTACCTAACGGTAACTTCTCATCCGTAATCTACTCTAAAAAAGTACAACTTGCTTTCCGCAAGAGTACTGTAGTTGGTGACATCACCAACTCTGATTATTTTGGGGAGATTTCTGCCCAAGGTGATACAGTTAAAATCATTAAAGAACCTGAGATTTCCGTAAGCTCATATGCTCGTGGTACTAACATCTCAGCACAAGATCTTGACGATGAAGATTTTTCATTAGTTGTAGACAAAGCTAACTACTTTGCCTTCAAAATTGATGACATCGAAGAGGCTCACTCACATGTGAACTTTATGGATCTTGCAACCAACCGTGCAGCTTATCGTTTGTCTGACCAGCATGACCAAGAAGTTCTTGGTTACTTAGCTGGCTACAAGCAATCAGCTTTGCACACAGATGCCGATACTGTCAATGACCAAGTAAACGGCACTAAAGCAGTAACTACTGCTGGTTCAGATGAATTGCTTGCAAGCATGAAACTGAAAAAAGGTGACTTTGGTAACATCACAACAGGCTCTGCAGGTGATCACTCGATCCCAGTTGCAGCACGTTTACCCGGTGCCACAGCCCTTCCAACTGCTACAGCTTCACCAGCAATGGTTGTTGCACGTATGGCTCGCCTCTTGGATCAACAACAAGTTGATACTCAAGGACGCTGGCTGGTAGTTGACCCAGTATTTATGGAAGTACTTCGTGACGAGGATTCACGCCTCTTTAACTCAGACTTCGGTGAATCAGGTGGACTACGCAATGGTCTGGTCTTGAATAACTTCCACGGTTTCCGTGTATATACTTCAAGCAACTTGCCTTCAGTTGGTACTGGTTCAGGTACTACAGGTACTGCAAACCAAAACGCTAACTATGGTGTTATCGTAGCTGGTCATGATTCTGCTGTCGCAACTGCGGAGCAAATCAATAAGACTGAAACTTATCGTGACCCTGACAGCTTTGCTGACATTGTTCGTGGTATGCATCTATACGGCCGCAAGATCCTTCGTCCAGAAGCTCTTGTCAACGCCAAATATAACTTAGCATAAGGGAGCATAGAAAATGGCTTTACAATCTCCAGTTCGTATTGAGACTGCTGTAATCGCACACGGCTCTCTTACTACTAGTTCAACTCACGACATCGGTGTAGTTCCAAACAATTGTGTGGTTCTTGCTGCTGGTGCTGAGTGTACTGCTGCAGCCACCATTGGTGGTGCTAATGCAGTAAGTTTTGGTGTAACAGGTGGTGACGTTGACATGCTTGGTACTGCTGATATTAATGGTGCTAAAACATTAGGTGCCACTACTACCACAGTAAACGGCATCACAAATGTTACAACTGCTGACACGACCATTACTGCATTGCTTGCAGGTTCAAATGCTCCATCAGCAGGTTCTTTCCAGTTCTTTGTAGTATATGCCCCAATGGGTGCTACTAAAGCTGCTGCGGAAGTAGACCGTGATACGCTTGCGTAACTAAACTAACCTTAGGGGCTGCTTTCG